GCTGTCTGCATTAAGACGTTAGAGCCTTCAGCGGCAGCTAATAGAGGAATCTTAACGCCAGTAGCAGCTTCCAATTCAGCAGCACGTAAGAGTTTCGCTTTGAGGTTAGGATCAGCAGTGTAAGCCGATGCGATCATCAATGCTGCCTTTTGGTCTCCAAACTCTTTAGCAAGTGTGTTTAACTTGTCAGGGTTCAAAGTCTTACCAGCTGTGATCTGATTCAAACCAGCTTCAGCCAAAACAGCAGGGTTGACTAGACCACCAACCAATGAACCGATAGTACGTCCACCTTCCGTGCCTGTGTACGCTTGACCGACTTGTCCACCTAGCTCAGAAGACACTGCTGTAGCAGCAGGAGTCAAAGCTGTAGTGATACGACTACCGCCGGGAATTAAGTAGTTATAAGGGTTTAAACCTTCTTCTAGGCCAGCACCGATTAAAGAAGTAAACATTCCTTGTTGTGGCAGAGGGCCTGTACTCATCCCCATAGCTTGACGAGCTTTGTCAGCAGCTGTAGTCACTTCCTCAGCCGTAGGGTTAGCAGCAGGTGTACCCATCGCTAAAGGAGCGAAGCCTGTAGCAGCAGTAGCAAAACCCATGCCGGGGCCAGCCGCAGCACTCAAGGGAGCAGCCACGCCACGTAAGGCTCGTTGCCCAAGGTACTGCCCTGTTGTCATCGCAGGTTGATCTGCAACAACTTCGTAATCATCTGGATTGTATTCAGCCATCTTTACTCCGAAGGAACTAATTTACCGCCGCGAACAACTTCGATTTTACCTGTTTTCTTATTACGGAGTCTAGTCCCTTCTGGAGGTAAAGCAGCTTTTGAAGCTACGGGTAAATCAGGTGCGATAAACTGGCTTGTCTTTTCAGGGATATTCTCAGCAGCTGCGCGATCACGGTATTGCTTTTGTACGGTCGTATATTGATTTGCACTATTAGCTTTAAGTTGTTTAACCAAGCCCAGAGCTTCTTGACGTTGAGCTTCAGAGTACTTACCCTCAAAGAACCCAGACAAGATACCAGACAAACGCTGACCCAAGTCGCCAAAGTTAGCGAGATCGGCAACGTCACGGTTAGAAATATTAGTGTCTCCAGCCAACTTAGCAAACTGTTTACGAGCGATGACTTCACCGAGAGAAGTATTACCTGTCAGCAACTGATCAATACGATCTGCGGTTGTAATAATTGTTGTAAGCGGCTTAGTCTCAGTCGTAAAGTCTTTACGAAGATTAGACTCTTTATCTACCAAAGAAAGACTTGGATTAACGCCTATATTTGCTGTAGTACGATCAACACCTCCATTAAAAGGCACACGAATCTGCTTAGTTGGATCTTTCGGATCTTTTTTTACAACAAACTGACTATCTGTAGTAACATCAAAGTATACAGGTTCACGGGTTTTCTCAGCAACACCGATCTCTTTAATGTTAGCACCTTTGCTACCAGCGGTCAAACGAGCCAACTCACTATTGTACTTATCTGTCCACTCAGTAGTCCCACGCTGTAAACCAGAGGAATCAGCGATACCAGCAGCATTCTTCTGCTCGTTAGTCAGCTTCTCCATTGTTTTAGCTTGAGCTTCAGCTTCTAACTTACGCATTGAAAGAGCTTTTTGACCTAACTGAAAAGCTTGCTGTGTAAGTCCTCGTTGTTGCAGTTCAGTCGCTAAACCAGCTACGCCACCTGAAGTGTTAGTGTCGTACTTACTAGACAGCTCACGAATGGTTGACACTGCTTGTAACTGAGGGTCTTGAATGCCTAGAGCACCAGCGCCCACATCAGCGATACGGTTGATACCCATCTGGATATTAGCTTGACCTTGTTGGAAAGGATCCAACGAAGCCATCTGAATAGCTTGAGCACGTTGAACAGCTTGTCGTTGTTGTTGATATTGTTCAGGCGTGGTAAATAATCCAGCCAGCATAGAATCTTGTGGAGTTGCCATTATATTGTTACCTTAAAGATTGCCGTAACCGAGAGGGATAATATCACCACTGTAAATATCAGTCATCGGTGCTGACATTCCTGAACTTGTAATACCTCCCCCAGCTCCTATACCCCTTAAATAGTCTGTAAGAGCATTTGAACCTTGTCCAAAGATACCTGCTGAGGCATTACCGATAGACGACAACAATGTTCCTGATGGGCTATAAGCATAAGCGGGTTTTGTCATGAACTGTCCTGCATTAGCTCCAGCGTTAGCACCTGAGCTAGCCAGACCAGTGCTCAAAGTGAAGGGAGATTGTCCGAGAGCTTCAGTAGCTCCTGCGGCTTGTAAGCCAGCAGTGTAAGGCTGATAAGCACTAGACAATAAGCCTTGACCGAACTGATACTGTTGCTGACCTGCTTGAGTAGCATTAGCAGCTAATTGGAGGTCTTGTTGAGCTTGAGCGTTAAACAAAGCAGACGCATAAGGATTAGCAGCGTCTAAAGTACCGCCTTGAGCAACCGACAAACCAGTAGTACCTTGATTGTAGTTTTGAGTGCCTAGTGCAGCCATCTCACGATCACGATAAGGTTGCAAAAGAGCTTGTTGCTGTGCGATGTACTGTTGAGCTTGCTCTTGAGGAGACTGAGCCATGTACTGACGACCCATGTTCTGAATGTTAGCTTGGTCTTGGAGGTTCTGACCGATACCACCTAAAAGGTTAGTCTGAGCACCTGCGAGTCGAGGGTCTAGAGTGTATCCAGCACTTGTCAAGTTACCCTGAGGATCGTAACCGAAGTTAGACGTACCGAAGGTATTAGTGATGCCTACAGGACGGAACTGAGCAGCCCTAGCAGCCTGTCGTGCAGCCTCTTGAGCAGCAGCACTCTGTTGCATACCTCCAGCCGTCTGAGCGCCGCCCTCAAGAGCACCGCCGATCATGCCACCAACAGCGCCTCCAGCAGGGCCACCAAAATAAGTTCCAGCAAGACTGCCGACTGTGCTAAGTAATCCCATAATATTTATTCCTTTTATTCGTAAAGAATGTTGATTGAGCCAGCGTCAAAGGTGTCTGTACCGTTGACTGTGGTAATGCGAACACGGTCAAGAGTTCCTGACGTAGTTTTTGTACCTGAACCACAGTAAGTTGAAGGTGCGCCTCGCATAGTGACAATTTCAGCAACCCATAAATTACTTGATAGTAAATTAAGTGTTATTTTTCCAAGAAAAGAATCAGCTGCTGCAGCAGTAAACACACATGGAAATCCTGTTGTATACAGTGAACTAACAGAACCAGAGTCCATAATTGCAGCCGTGTACCCTGTGGTTTCAACAGAACCAGAGCCAATTTGAACAATCGGAACAGACGTACCATTAGTAGAAACACCGCTAAACATCACAGTAATACGCTTCACCCAAGAAGGGATAGACGTAAAGTCAATGCTCGTGCCTGATGTGGACGCTACGGCTGTGCCAGAAGTAATAAGGCTTGCGCCTACAACAGTGCCTGTACTCAATGTCTTATTAGTTAACGTCTGAGTATCAGTTGTACCTACAACAGTGCCACTAGGGGCTGTCTTACCTGCCCAAGTATCTAAATCAGCATCCCACGCTTGTACGTTCGTACCTATTACTAAGCCTAAGTTAGTACGAGCATCCGCTGCTGTAGAAGCACCTGTTCCACCATCGGCAATAGCTAGATCAGTAATACCTGTAATCGTTCCACTATTAATTGTCACACTCGTTAAAGTTGCACTAGCGCTGTTAGCTTTAGTGGCTACAGCCGTGGCAATATTATCGAACTCAGTGTTGATCTCAGTGCCTTTAACGATCTTTAAAGGATCACCAGAGGGCAGTGAATCCTTCGAGGCAAAGTTAGTTGATTTGGTATAGTCTGTCATAGTAGCTTTCCGTTCTTAGCTTGTATCTCAATCTTCTGGATGGACAATAGAAGCCCGTTAATATCTGCTTCGTAACCTGTCTGAATAACTTTACCGCTGCCTGTTGGATAAGCTGTAAGAGTCTGTAATGCAGTTCCATCAGTGTATTCAACACCTGTTGTATTATACTCTGAAACACCGTAATAAGCAGTACCGCCTTGAGCAGGAATTAACTGATTAGAAGAGTAATAGTTACTTTTAAAGTCATATCCCCACTTCATCGTCAAATTTTGATTACTACCACCAATAACAACTACTTTAAGTCGCTTGAGGATAGATGTAACCGATGGAGCGCCTAAGTCAGTATGGTTAGTAAAATATTGGAAACGATAAGTAGATGTATTATCTAAGTATCCGCTGTAGGTGGCTAAGTAGCCTTCCTTACCGAGCAAGACAGTTCCATCAGACTTCCTACAAAAGCTTTTAGGTAAGATACTGTCCCATGTAGTTACTCTCAAGCTTCCATCTTGCAAAACAGCCTTAGTATCGAAACAATACACTGAACGTAAGACAGGAAGAGTGATAGCGTAGAAGCCATCTAAAGGAGAGTACACGCTCTTGATTGTTTTGATGTCTTCGCCTTGAATGGCTGCAATGAGGTCATTACGTACATTCTTAGACAGGTCATTGAGAGGTTGTGACTTCTCTTGAATAGTCCTCAAGACACTACGAACACCTGTGGCAGACAAGAAGATTAAGTCTGAGCCTGTAGCTTGAATTGTGTCTCTAGCGTAGCAGCCAATACCTGTTACGACATCTCGTAGTGTCATAGTCGAAGGAGTACCTGCACCTTCATAGATCAGGATGTTGTTCTTACCGAAGATATACAGGAAGCCGTTGTGAGCACCTAAGGCTACAATGTTATCAGTGCCTCTAGGCCAGACAGTAGTAGTATCTAAAGTACCTGATGAACCTCCTGAAAACTTCATAGGGTTCAAAAGATCGGAGAACTGCACAGTTACTTTGTCTGCAGCAACATCAGCCGACCATGTACGACCATAAGCGGATATAACAGCGTTGCTTTTCTGAGGTGTTCCTGAGGAGCCTGAATGCTCAGATATACGTGTATATGCTGTAGTAGAGATAGTAGGATCAAATATTAAAGGGTCATGTCCTGATTGATACAAAACAAGATGTCCGTTTAAAGCAGCAGCTTGCCAATGGCTATCTGTGATCGTAGGAGCTGTACCGCCACCACCGTAAGACAAGGTAGTCAAAGTGGTGGTAGTCTGGACAAATAGCTTATTGTTACCAGCTAAGATGACGTAACTGACACCTGCGTTAGTTACAAGTTCAGCGATCATCTTGATGTCGTTAGTGGACAAGTCTGAGTTAGTGGAGGTGTTAACCTTAGTCCAACCCTTACGAGAACCAATACGACCATACTTGTCGATAACACAGTTATTAGCTACAAGAGCGTATCCACTAGCTAAATCAAGGCTACTGTCCTGCGTATTCAAGCCGTAAAAGCCCGGAGCAGTGATTGAATAAGCTTGAATCTGTTGTGCCATAATTAAGCTGGAACCCAAGCATCATTTTCAGGGGAACGAGCCAGCTCAATAGCGATCACATCAGCCAAAGCTTTCTTAGCCAATGCGTAGCACTCAGAGCTAGACAATCCACCATCCTCACCACGTTCAACAAAGGCTCTAGCGAGAGCAGCTAAGACAATAGGCTCCTTAGGAAGCTTAGTAGTGTCCGCATCAGCACTCATGTCAGATTCAGGCACGACCAAGCTAAAACGAATACTATTGACACCTACTGGAATAGGCCAGAGCATAACTTGAGAGTCACCGTTGCTATCTACACCGTTGAAGGCATACTCACTAGGATCAGCATTCTGAGGAGATGCAGTGCTATATACCCTACGTTCAATCTTATCGACAGTAGTAGGCAACAATACACCGTAATCAGTGATGTCTAGTACGTTAGTGACACGGAAACGTGTACCTGCGCCTGTCAAGGTATAACCAGTGTATTGACTAGCTGCTGTAGTGACTGTCACAGAAGTGTTGAAGGCATCCCAATCGTAAGCATCAGCAACTTCACGTTTAGCATCATTCACGAACTTCCCTACCAATGTGCTCAGAGTGTTCTCAGCAACGGTAGAGACAGTAGGCTCACGAAGACGTACTAAAACGTCATTCACGAGGGAGAGGAAAGTAGGTAATGCCATATGTTAATTACTTATTCTTCTTGGCTTTGTTTTTCATGGTACGCTGACCACGCATGGGCATCTTAGCTTCGGACATGGCAATGGCAATAGCTTGCTTCTTGTCTTTAACGACAGGGCCACCTTTACCGCTATGAAGAGTACCTTCTTTGTACTCACCCATAACCTTACCGATTTTCTTAGTTTGTTTCTTAGTAGTTGTAGCCATGTCTTGATTCCTTATTTAAATACTCTATCCATGAAGAATGTGATACCACCGCCAACTAAAGATGCAATGGTCATGCCCATCCAGAAACCACCTTTAGACCTGTTGGCTAACTCTAAAAGGCACTTAACGTCTCTACTAAGATCGCGTACTTCACTTTGGAGGGCTTCTACTTGAGCTTCTAGGCGACCAAACTCACGAGCTGAAACCTCGTCCATCACTCTGCCTCAGGTGCGATAGTGTCAGTCTTCTTAGGACGGCCTACAGTCTTCTTGACTTCTTCAGTCTCGACAGGAGCCTCATCAACCACGACCTCATAGTCAGGATGACCCTTCATGGAGTCAATATCGACTTGATGTTCAAAAGTAACGGTGTTACCGCTAAGAAGGCATTTAAAGGTTACAGACATGGTATGATTATCCTCAGTGTGTTGTAGTAGATACACCAAAGGAGCCGTCCTTTTGAGACAGCTCCTTCAGTTTAGCTACTATTAGACTGGTACTGCCAATGCAACAGAAGCGTAGTCACGCAACTCAGCAACACCGTACAGAGTGTCAGCAGTGAACAGAGTACCGAGGTATTCTTGTTTGTACTGAGTCTGTGAACGGATACCGACTTGCTCCACCAAGACCATAGAGTCCTTGTGTGCCATCAAGCAGATACGTGCTGGTTGAGCTGTACCTGAACCGTCGTTAGCGTCTGTAGGTGTGTCAGCGTTGGTAGACACGAACACTTTAACGCCATACACATCACCGATTTCACCGTTACGGATAGTGTTGTTACCACCTTGTTCGCCCACGAAAGCTTGTTCAGTGAAGCGAGCCAAGCCCATCAGAGTGTTACGGCTCGATGGAGGAACGATGAAGAAACGACCGTCCATAGGAACATCAGAGTCATCCAAACGCTGAATAGAACGACGAATTGCAGCGTCAGTCAAAGCAGCTTGGTTGTCAGTGGTGTAGTCATAAGCGGTAGTACCGTTAGAACCGATGAAAGCACCAGCGTAACGAGCACCTGCGCCACCTTGAGCCAGACGACCCAACTGGATCAGATCTGTATCAACTTGTTTAGCCAAAGCGTAACCAGCATCATCAGTGTAGAACTGACGCAGGCTAGACAGAGCTTGAGCTTCTGTGATGTCTTCGATCAAGCGGCTGTATTCGTAATGCTTGTTAATCAAAACTTGCACTTCGGTTTCAGTAGCGGCAATCAAAGTCACTTGAGTCGATGCAGCCTTAGCGGAAGCAGAGCCACGAGTGGGGCTAGGAATGTGAACGGTGTCACCTTTCTTGCCTTTGAAGCTCATTTTCTTAACGAGGTTAGCAGCGACCAAGCCTTTTTTGTAGGCAGCTACAATTTCATCACTCCAAATTTCAGGAATGAACGTTGCTGCGGTTGTATTGGTTACGTGATTAGTTCCGAGACCCATTTTAAATACTCCTAGATATATTACAAATTATGTTGTTTAACTTTACCGGACACGTCCACGTTGGTTAAGTAGTCTAATGTTAGGTATGAAATTTTCTAACGTATCGTCTTTTTTACGTTTATCTTGACTACACCAATCTAAAACTAACTTTGCTTGTTCTCTTTTTGAGACTAAGTAAGGTAAAATTAGATTTAAAGTAGCTATGACACGCGGTCTAGACTCCATTATCAATTCCCAAGCAGGTTTAGAGTTACTTCGTTCACCCCTATCTGAATACCGAATATAGTATCCAATCTCTGCCTCTTCCAAAACTTGTTTACATTTATTAATTAACAATTCGTTTGTATTAGCTATTTTAACAGAAGGCGTAAAATCAGGCCCTCGTTTAAAAATTGAAATACAACCTTCACCGTCAATAATACCTGCAAACCAAGCTTTATCAGTTTCCAACATTATCGAACTCTCCCATCAGCGTAGGCTTGCATGATTTCAGGCTCTAACGCTTCATAACGATCCGGATCACTCATTCGCAGCCGAATAAGGTCGGCCCGACGATAAACTCTCTTCGATGATTCACCAGTACCGCCAGTA